GTCTTCGGCTGTCTTCTTTTCTTCATCTTCCTCGGCATCGTCGAATTCCTCGAGGTCCTTGGCGGCTTCCAGGATAATTCCCATGCGCCGGCGCTTTTCGTTGGCAATCATGTTAATGCCTTCGGTAAGCACAGCGATAGTCTTTGCGTTCTCCGGGGTTTCCAATTCCTTGATTTTGTAGAGCAGTTTTTCGAGTTTGGTCATGCGCCTATCCATAGTATGTATTTCCAGGTAGTTTATCGTTGAACTTGGCGAAAAAATCAATAAACTGTCCAATATGCAGCGGTTTTACTACGTCCGGGAACACGAGAAGATTTTGATTGGGTTGTATGACATGTTCAACAACCTGCGTGTCAACAAGTATGCGGATGCGAAAAGAACGGTCGTGGACAAGACGGTGAAGGTACCCCTGGTCACTCATTATTCCAAGGATTTCGCCAATTACCTATCGTCTACCAGCTCTAAGCAGATTCTATCAGTGCTTCCGGTGGCCGGCCTCCGGTATACCGGGGATGCTCGGGACGAGTCCAACATGACCCAGCCTACTTATGCCCGGGAGATTTATTGCAAGGACCACGATTTCTGGATTAGGGATATCCAGCCAAGGGCACACGTCTACAAGTTCGAGCTTACTATCCTTTGTGGAAACACGTCCGACCTTTGGCAGCTCAAGGAGAATCTGCAGCCCTACTTCTGGACTTATCGTACGATAAGAATAAAGGAGTTCGATTTCTGTCCAGAAATAGAACGACCGATTCCCGTGGTGATTACCGGGTGGACCGACGACGTGCGCGACGAGACTGAACTCTCCTCCAACGAGGCGCAGGTGTATCAGGTAACTTACCAGATTGAGGCCCACGGCGCCATGCACTGTGCATATATGATTCCGGCCGAAATCCGGTACGCGCAGATGGACTTCATCGTTCGGAAACAGTACAATGACAGTGAACAGATTCTTGTCTACCCGGACGATATAGCCAGGCAGAAGCGGCAGCTATGGGAGACCGTTTCGCCGTCTGTCCGGGAAGGATTCTCCCTGCTCAAGTCAATTGCCCGTACGCTTGTCCGCCGCTCCACGGTGGACGGGGAGGAATACTGGAGTGACGAGACCCAGCGGTATGCCATGCTGACCTACAACGAAATTACCGGATATGACCTGAATGGTGACCCGAAGGGTTTCAACCCGGTCGCCTACGAGGGAGGCGATACCGTCCAGTACGCAAGGAACCCGGATGGTTCTTACGTGCGCGATGAGGATGGCAACAAGGTAGTGGAGAAGGTTCCGCAGTATACGTGGGAGCAGGTCGTAGTAGATGACGTGGAACGTCCAACCGAGGTCCCGTCATTCGATGTTCTCCATCTTACGTTTGACGATGACAGTCCGTTCGCCAAGGACATGAGCGGCATGGGCAGGGATTTTGTTGCGATTAACGACTCCAACAGGGAATTTGTCCCGGATATTCCACCTGGAAACGGTTCATATGCGCCGGATGGCTACGAGCCTACCGGCCTGCAGAATGATTCTGAGACTGGTGGCACGAAGACATGGTCCAGGATTCTCGAATGGTTCGGTGATAACAAGGAAGGCACGATTGAGAGTCCTTATACGTTTAAGGCTACCCTCCAGTTTACCGAGTCCACCCCTGGCGATACCGTGTTCCAGTACCTGTACAACCCGGAAGACGTTACCCTGGCCGACGGTACGGTAATACCGGCCGGCGAGGTATGGTTTGATTGGGGAATAATGGATTCCCGGCTCTATTTTACATACAAGACGACCACCCAGTTTAAGACATTCCAGACGGATACGTTCGAGTTCGACAACAAGGTAATTTATTCTTTCCACTTTGTCCTTTACAATAGTGGGCAGAGTGGAATGTTTGGTGTGAAAACCAACCTGAACGATACGATGGTTGCGCTGAACACATATGAGGTCAAGGACTGATGAGTTTAAGTATCAAGGAGAGAATAGACAGGCAGCTGGGGAAGGCCGGCATTAGCATGGCCCCGGAATGCTGCCCGAGAGGTGAACCTCATGAACCGGCATCGTCGGTAAATGAGCGAATTGCGAAACAGCTCCATCGTGCGAAGGTAGATGCGGCCGTTGCTGCACTGAGGACTCCCCCGCCGGATTACGTATTCAAGGAACCGGTTATGCCAAGGAGGCAGTTCACCGGGGAAGAAATCGTGAGGGCATTCGCCGAAGATAGGGTATATGATGATGTCCCATCCGGCAAGGCTAAATTTGATGTCGGGCAGGTTAAGGATACCGGCCGAGTGCGCGATATATTGTTTCAGGAGAATCCGGCCGAGTTTGTTGTCGTCGATGAAAAGCAGATGGCGGCCGGCGGTAAAAATTTCCGCACCATAGGCCAGACTGCATTGGAATGTGACGGTTATTCCATGATGCGGCCTAAACCGGCTAGCGACACCGTTGAGCATGAACCGGAACCGGTTCCTCGCACTGATTTGTTTAATAATATCGCGGCGGGCTTGCAGGATGGGGCCGCCGCCGGTCTAGCGCAAGCACAACCGCAGCCCACCAAAAAGTCCGTGCCTCCGCTTGACGTTCCGAATGGACCGGCTATTTCGGGAGCGGATGAAGATGGGGTCACGAAGATTGAATTGACCGACATCCAGAGACAAATGCTTGCCATGATGCGGAAACAACGAAAACTATAGGACTTACATTATAGAAGGAGAAATACTATGAGTATGAGTATGAGTATTCAGGAACGTATGGCACTGCAGGCTTCTTTGGCCAGGAATAGCCATAAAGTTACACCCCCCGCGGCAACGGCTGCCAGTGCATCGTTGTCCACTGCACAGCGGATTGCTCGACAGGGCGCTACCGCTCGCAACGATTCGGCAACATTAGTAGGCCTTCCCCCGGAGCCTGTTGCTGTCCATGGGCTGAGTGCCGCTGAGCGAATTGCAAAGCAGGCGATGGTGGCCAAGGAGGACAGCATGCGCGTGGGACATGGCGCAGGCAATGCCCTATCCGATGTACAGATGCGGCAGCTGCGGTCAGAATATGAAGCCTGGCTGGCGCAGAATATGCCCGAGCTAGAAGGAATGGAGCCCATGTTCTTCAAGCCTGTAGACAAGGAATCCGATGAGAAGACTTCCTTGGCGCATGATGTGAACGGCGTTTCAACCGCAGAAGGGGAGATGGTAATGCCTGCTGGTGAATCGGTCCCGGTGGGAGGGCTGCCGTATCAGGCCACCCCGGTAGTCACTACGCCCAGGGTGCGGTCAAGGCGCCGCACGAAGGCCGGTAAGGAAGATGCCGCACCGGTGGAGTCTGGGGCGACCGAGCCGGCCGCCGGCTAGACTGTCGTCCGGATATGACACAAATTGGCTCGACCCCACGCGAGGTCGGGCTATTTTTCTGTATGCTGGTTCCCGTCTCCGGGTATAAACTATCGATTAAATATCAGTATGGAGACACTCAGATGTCATTTGCCAACGTATTGCAAGAAGGAATCATGGGCATCGTGCAGGACGAGGAACAGACTCGTGAAATAATGGCCGTTTGCGAGACGGTGGCCCACTACAGCAACATGGGGTTAAGCATCCCCCTTGTGGAGGCAGCCGATGGAAAGGGTAAAGAATACGACACCCTGAAGAACATGGCAATGTGGCTCCTTACGGAGGCCAATGCCATCAATGTGATTCACTGGAATACCGACCGTCTGAGCAAGCATGAGCTGCTCGATGAGACTTACAAGCTTTGCCGGGATACGGGTGACCAGCTTGCCGAGGCCTACATAGCCATTATGGACAAGGATATCGAGGTTACCGAGGCGCCCAAGTTCCCCAGTACGTCCAAGAAGGATGCCGATGTGCTTGAACATCTGAAGAACCTGCAGTCTAGGATGCAGGAAGCGGCTGAACGCAACGAAAAATTTAGTGAAGGGGTAAAGAATATCTTCGCCGATTTCGACGAGAAGATTACGACCATCATTTATAAATGGTCACGCTTCGCCGCATAGAAATTGCTACATTTGTGATATGTACACCACCGGAGGGTTCCATGGACATGAAGGCAATGATGGCGGAACAGAAGGAAGCTATGCTTCTCGACAAGTACCTGGAGTCAGAAAAGGCTGGACGGGACCTTGGCGAGCCGCGCATGATTCAGTGGACCAAGGAACATGCGGAGGAGTGGAGGTACGGCTATAATCTCCGGCACCTGATGGACCTTGGTGACGGCAGGAAGCCGGTATACTTCGGGATTTTCCTGGATGACACATCCAGAAAGCTGCTGGTGGATACAATGTTTCCCGCCGTGCCTTCCGGATGGCACATGCTGTGCCACCATTGCACGCTTTCGTTCGGCGACCCGTCAGATAACCCGGAAGTCGCCGAGTATATCGCAAGGAACCTGGGCAAGACGGTAACGCTCAATGTTGCCACGGTCGGGGTTGCGGTGGAAGTCATCGCGGTGGGCGTGACGGGGGATTTCAGGTCCAAGAACGAAATCCCCCATATAACCGTCGCCACCCCGGAAGGTGGACGGGCGGTCAATTCGAATTATATCAATAAATGGGAACCTTACAGCATCGGGGGTGAACTCCATGGTGTTGTGGATGCGTTCCCGAGTCACTTTGGATGGAAACACTAGAAAAAATTACGATGCCTGGCAATTATGCCGGAATGCCCGAATGCGATGGGCTGGAGTTGCTCAGGCAGATGATGGAAAAGAATGATTTCACCGGCCTCCCAGCATACGTATATCGGAAAGATGGGAAAATTGCCGGGATTGCCGTGGTTGACCCTGACGGATACACATTTTTTGCTAAATTGTGGTGTCTCGAGGTCATCCCCGAGCTCCGCAGGAAAGGGATAGGCAGCAGACTGGTACAGGCCGTGCTCCACGAGTATGATGAGGTCAAGCTGGTTGCAAT